TTAGTTATTTTCTATCCATCTATTCCATTCTTCTGCTTTATATCCAACTGTTGCTTCTTTACCATTTCTTACTATAGGAGTATTTATAACTTTTTGATTTTTTAATAATAATTCAGCCTTAATCTCTGCACTTCGTATATTATTAAAGTTTAATTTTACATATTCCTTTGCCTTCGTATTTATTAACTCATTAATACTAACTGCTTTAATTATGCTATTAAATTCACCTTTGCTCATAGGTTTTTCATTTAAATCGATAAACTGAAATTTTATATTTCTTTCTTTAAAAAATCTTTCTGCTTTTTTAGTATCAAAGCATTTTTTAGTTCCAAATATTTGTATATTCATTCCGCTCTCTACCTAGGTTTAAACCTTTTTTCCGTTCATAAAATTATAATTACAGTTATCAATAAATCAATAATGCATACACATAATATATTGATTTAATCACTATAATATTTATTGTTCTTATAATATACCTTTTCTACTGACTTTACAATAATTATTTCTACATAATTTCACTAAAATAAAAAAAATTCCTACATTATATATAACTTTTTATTCATTCATCTAATTCTTCCTTAACTGTCTCCAAGTTTTCTTAGGTAATTTACCTTGTCTTATTAATTGCATTTCTTTTAAACTTTGTTCTAGTGATTCAGAAACTGTACAATATCTTTCTTCGCTATCATCTCTTTTTAATAGCTCATAAACATCACCATCTGATAATTCTAGAGCTTCTTTAAATGCTTCACCAGCTTTCATCATTTCATCAAAAATATCTTTACTCTTCTTAAATTCTCTGGATATTCTCTCACTTATTTCTTCAACTTCTTCAGTATTCAATCCTTTTCTTTTAATAGCATTGGCAAATATATTAGTCATTTGCTCCCAATTATTAATTTTCTCTGATTGTAACTTTATCTCTTCTAATAATTCATATACCTTTTTATTCATACCATTACTCTCCTCGTCAAATTCAACTATTATATTATATCAAAATAAAAGCGAAAAAAATAAGGATAATAAACAATATTTCTACTGCCTATTACCCTTATACCGTTCTATAAAAATTTATAATTGTCTTGGGAGTCTAACGCTATCTATTATCGCTGTTAGCTTTGTCTGTATCATTATAATAGCATATTTCCGCAAATTATACAAGACTATCTTTATCTGATTTATAGGAATTAATTTCATTCATTATTTAAAAAGAAAAGAACTTAGTATGCTTGTACATCTTTGCTAAGTTCTTTTCTTTTTATTAGTTCCATCATTTCCGATTGCACATTCTTTAATGAAATCTAAGTATAACTTTCTATCATCTTTAGGGAAAAGGCTATTAATCATTATTTTAATTAAAACTATAATTTCAAGAAAAACTCCTGATACAAATAACCTCAAAGTCCATTCTTCTAAATCAAAACCATATAGTTTAAATCCTTCAAGAATAACAACTGCACTTATTACAATTGATAATATTAATAAAATTATTAATATAAAAATACTAAACCACTTTTTTAAAGTTCCATTCAATTGTTCTTCAACCGGAAAAGTATTAGCAATGCAATCTAATAATGTGTTTATCTTAGCACGACTTTCTTCATCTTCATCATCTAATTTAATATCACTTTGATCATTAGCATTTGTTTCCTTATCACTAAAATCAAACCCAAAATTTTTAATTTTATCGTCAACACTATTTTCTTTAGCAGCCAATTATAATAACTCCAATCTTTTAAGTCTAGTATACATTGCAGAATTAGAAACTACAAATATACCCGATAAAACATTAACTATTCCATCATTATCTAATCCTATAGATTTTGCTTTTTTAAATTTTTCTTTAACAAGTTCTTCACCCATTAATAAACAACCAGCAAATTCATCTGCATCTAATTCTTTTGGATCACTACTATCACTTCTCTTATAATCTACAAACTTTACATTTTTATCTAAGTGTAAAAAATAATGTGCTAATTCATGAGCTATTGTAAATCTTTTTCGATTTTTACTATCTTCTGCATTTAAAATTATCATAATATCAGATTCATCTTTTATAATCGCTCCAGAAACAAGTTCCCCTTTAAGTTTTAAATTACTTTTTTCAACTATCTTTATATCATTTTCTTTTGCAATTATTGTTGGGTCAATAGCAGTTCCAATTAAGCCATATTTTTCTCTTACTTTTTTAGCTTCTTCAGCAATAGATTTTACCATTGCTCCCCCCCCTTTTTTGCCTCTAAAATTTTCAATAAATATTACCTTTCTCACACTATCACACCCTTCATTTATACAAATAAATTTGCATAATGTTTCGTTCATTCTAACATTGCGAGAAATCTATCAGGTATATTCTATGAGTATATTATACCACTCAACGTTACATAACACTATAATTTGTCGAACGTTTTATGCTCTCAAATTTCATTATTATGATATAATAGATCATGTCGCTATCTTTATTATTACCATTATATTACATATATTATACCTATTATTATATACAAAATTACAACTTTAAAAGACAAAAATGGGTAATAATAAAGTATTTCTACCCTACTATTACCCTATATATACTATTTCAACTTTTCCATTATCCTATCTACTTTTTGTTCTATGTCTTCCATCTTAGTATTTACATTACCTACAAATGAAGCATTAGTTTCAACTAATATTTTGTTACTCTCAGTCACTACTTTATTACTTTCAGTTACTTCATCTAATGACTTAAGAAACCTATCCATTAAAGGCTTTAAAACCTTATCACATAATACATTGAAAGATTTATATAATGCATAAATTATTATTATTGTAATTCCAATAGGAAAGCCTACATTAGAAATTAGTCCTGCCATAGTTGTCAAATCCATAAGCCATACCTCCTATTAAGCAACATTTACAGCTACAGTATTTTGAATACTAGCTATTTTATTTTCTAATTCAGCATTCTTGGCTTTTAAATTATTGTTTTCATCAGTTAATTGTTTAATGATTGTTGAGTTATCTAAAACAACTTGCTTTCCTTGATTAGCTTCTCCACCTATTGCTAATCTTAAAGAATCAATATCTTCTTTCTTCAATTCAGGAAACTTAGCTAATACTTTTGATTCAAATAAATCAGCTTTAGATTGTAACTTTTCTTCTATGCTTGTGCTTATTCTAAAGGTTTCATCAATCTCATTCCATATTTGTTTAGCTACAGTTATGTAATTTTGATTTTTAATTATGGCTTGTTCTATTCCTATTTTCTCTAATTTTGCTTCTACCAATTTTACTAATATTATTAATAATGATTTTATCATTTAATTCACTCTCCTCTTAATATTTAATTTCATAAAACCAACTTCCTAGAGTTGATTTAAGTTCATTACACTTATCTAAATCCAAGTATTGTGTTTCTATCCATACTCCATTGTCATTACCCATGATGTAGCATTTCACGTCACCAAAATAAGATAATACATAGTTAATATCTACTCCATCATATGTTGAACTTGAATGAGGTAAATAAGTTGTAACTACATATCCTTTTTTATTTGAATCTGTTGTTGTTCCCGAAATATCTTTAGGTATATTCCCATCAATTGCATTACATAATACATGTGCTAATTTATCCCAAGAATACTGATTATAAATATCTATATCTGTTTGAGAATCACAAAAACAAATTTCACTTATGATATTAGGTGCTGACACATGATTCATTTCATATAATTTTTCAAATTTTACTCCACGATTATAAAATCCAAGCTCACTAAAGTTTTGAACTAATCTTTGTGCTACCGGGTACGCGCCACTCTTTTCACTTGAAACTAATACTTCACAACCATGAGCCTGTCCGTTATAACAATTCATGTGGAGACTTGCAAAGAAATCTACACCATTTGAATTTGCGATATTAGCACCTTCAGAAAGTTCTCCATTTTCACTTGATGCATTTGAATTACAATCAATAACTGTATGTCCATATTGCTCAAGAACTGATTTTACAGCTTGATAATATTTCTTCATTTGGTCATGTTCGTTTACGATGCCGACAGCACCTTCACAATTATCACTATGACCTGCTCTTAATCCTATTTTCAAATATATCATCTTCTTTCCTTATTTTTAAGCAACAAAAAAAGGTCTATCAAAAAGACCTCAAATCATTGCTTATTATCTAATATTTCTAAATTTTATTTTATTACCAAGTTTACTTTCAACTTTTCTGTTGAAGTATAATTTTTCAGATAAATAACACTGGCCTATTATAAGACTTTCAGCCACTAATAAGGTTATAAATATTCCTAACATTTATTTTCCCCCCATAATAAAAAGCACTCATAATGAATGCTCTAAAAACTTTTAATTAATTTTTTTATTGTTTTATTTTTATGATTTTTAGCTATAAAATGTATTTTTTGTACTCTCGATATATCAACTATATTTTCAGTACTAATACTTCCAGTAATATTAATTTCAATTAACTCCTTGGGTGGAATATTTATAAAATTAAAATCCTTATACTCAGAATAAGATGCATGTTTAATCATATTATCTTCATTATTAGGCTTACTAAAAACAGACTTATCTTCTAATACAAACTCTATTTTTATATCGTTTAATACTTTTATAATTTCGGAACTATTATACAACTGTATTCTTAATCTATAAGTACAATAATCTGCTCTGTTTATATCTTCTATTTCGCAAACTTCACCCAATTCACCTTCTCCATAATATCTTATATTGTAATCATAAAAATAGAAATATATCTTTCCTAAACTTTTGATTAATTGAGTAGTTATAAGTGTTGCAACCACTCCCATCAACGCACCAATTATTCCTTCAAATTTTGAAATAAAAGCAATTAAATTAGTCATTCTTATCACCTCATTACTCTTATTTCAATAAAAATTTATAATATCCTTTTTTCTTTTAATACTATTTCTAATCTTCATGTTGTGTAGTAACTAGGAGATGTATTAAACACATCCAAATCTTTAAATATATCTATTTCTATTTTAAGCTACCCATACACCATCATCATTTATATAGTACCCATTAATTGTTGTATTTTTTGCCATTGTGCCATTTATGAAGTAATACCATTCTCCATCAATTTCCTTCCAACCATTAACCCATTTGCCATTTTCCGAATATGACCAAATTTGATTCACATAACTCCATCCTGTTATATCATTAGAAGTAGAACTATTAAGTTCACTTTGTTTTACGAATCCTAATTTATCTAAATATGCAAACGTCTTTGGTGCCACATTCTTTAAAATATCAGGATGCATTACAAACATGGTAAAAGATTCTGCAAATTCTTCATGTATATTAAGATGTGATGCAACATAATTAGAATAAGGGGATATATTATTCCACTCTTCGTCGGAAATTTGATTATATTCTTGGGTATTAGAATATAGACCTAATTCACCATTATCTTTAGCCAAATCATAATCTAAACAATGCGCTGCTTCATGGTATGCATGCCAAATGGTATTAGTTAGATTATTAGGCGTTTCGTAAATTATAACTTCTTTATTTTCAAAGTTCGCGCTTCCTTTACTATTCTCGTCTCTATATAATATATTCGGAATTTTGTATAATTCCTGATTTACTACATAGAAACTATATTGATTAAGTTTTTGCATTGCGTTATTTGTAAATTTAGTATGAATCTGAGCCATCACCTTTTTCGTATATCCTTTGTCCACATATTGATCTGAAACAGTAGCATTAGCAATAATTGCTTGAGACATTATTACACAACTTGCAGTAAAACTAATTATTATCTTTTTTAACTTCATTTATATTTCCCCCTCCATATTAATAACATAATTATACAACATTTAAACTTAATTTCAAATTGCACCATTATATAGAAAGGTACTACAAAGTTTTTTCCTATTGTGTAGAAACTTTAATAAAGTCTTCTCCTGTTATTTGCTTAAACTGATTTGCTGTAATATCCCCAAATTTATTAGTATCTGTTATTACTGCTTGTCTTAAGAAATCAGCATCTATTACCTTCATATCAAAACACATTTTCCAAAATTCCATTATGCATTACCACCTTTCAAATTCATAACTTCTACTTTTAAACCTGCTATAGTTTGTAAAGCATTTGTTATAACTAAGTCCTTTTTCATGTTATATATTTTCATTGTTGCTAATTCTTTGGTTAATACTTCATCCGTAGTTACTTGAGGTGCTGTTGTTGGAATCAAACTTTCCTTTTCTTCATATGTTAATTTAACAAGTTTATTATTCACTAACTTGTAGTTATCAACTAAACTAATATTCTCTAAATCTAAATCAGTATCAATTTTTATACCATTTTCTAAAGGCATATGATTATCACTTAAACATACACCATAATCCTTTATTACATTATTGTTATCCATTATTATATATATACTATACAATTGCACCACTCCTCTCCAACTTACCACGTATTAGAGTAACTGGGGATGTGACAGCTATCCCAGCATTATTAAAGTAAAGATTTGTTCCATTTACATAAAATTTATATGTTCCATCTGGCGTATTAAAATAAAAATATTCACTCGTAGTTGATGAAAATTTTCTTGGATAATCGTATGAATATACTTTAATCCACATTAAGCCGTAATTTATTTTATTTATACAAAATAGTAATGTATTATAATTTGTTACATTTTTAGCAAGTCCTAAAGTCCCATTTGTGACACTTCCAACATATAGATCGTCTATAACATCATCAAGCTTTATTTTATATCCGTCTAATAAAGTGCTTCCATTTGAATCTGTTGCTATGTGATTTGTTTTATTCTCCACTTCTGACAATGATGCATTAGCTAAATCTAAATCTGATTGTTTTGCAAGTTTAATATTGCTTGTTCCATTCCCAACAAAAAATTCATTTGTATCTGTTGTGAACGCTGGTTCTGCTACTGAAAGTATTGGTAAATTCGCCTTTACCCCTCTTCTAAATTGTATTTTATTTGCCATTATTTCATCTCCTCTCTAGTTAAAAAATCCCACCATCAATTATTGCTATTGCATTGTTTACGAAAGCAGTTGTTGCCCCTTTTGTGCTATTGTCTCCAGATGATGGAGTAGGCAACGTAACTGTTCCTGTGAAGGTTGGATTAGCGAACATAGTTGCTTTACTTTCATTTGTTACATTCCCTAACCCAACATCACTTGATGTCAAAGTTACTGCTCCTGTTTTTCCAGCTACGCTAGTAACACTATCTGTTGGAGTTAATAACTCTTGCCAATTAGCCAATGTACTTGCACCAGCAGCTTTTAATATGAAAGTCTTATTCAAATCAGTTCTTACAGCTAAATCTCCCGGTTCTGCTGTTAATGCCAACATGGCGGTTTGCGAAGCTACTACATTAGTACTAGTCAATGCAAGTGCTGGTAAAATATTTGTATCTAATTTTCCATTAGAATCTAATACAGGAATATTCCCACTTGCTGTACCTACGCTTTTTGAAGCCGCAGTTCCAGCATCACTAATCTTAGATAATGTTAAAGTTGGTATATCACTTGTAGTTAGTGTTGCTCCAGCAGTTACTTCGCCTTTTGCATTAACTGTTACTTTAGGATAAGTGCCAGCAGTTACACCACTTGCTGTTTCAGTAATTGTTAAAATAACATTGCTACCACCATCAATTTGAACACTTCCAGTAGCATCACCATTTACAGTTATAGTTCTTGGTGTTGTCCATTTGTCTGCTGATGCAACAGTTCCTTGATCTGGATTAATTAAAACTTTATCAGTTCCAGTTCCTATGTATAATTTTCCTGTATCTAAAACAAAAGCAGGTTCACCTGCTACTAACGATAAACTTGCTAAATTTGCACTATTACCTCTTTTTAGTTGTATTGCTTGTCCCATTTTATCACTCTCTTTCTTTATTTAAATTTTATTAGAATGTACCACCATTCATTGACCAATCTATATATGTTTCAAAAAAAGTTCCACCATCTACATTAATATTTCCAAAGTTTTTTAATGAAGTAATATTACTTTCAGCCCTTAAATTTTCATTATCTAATACATTTTTACTATTATCTGCATTAGTTTTACTTGCATCTAAAGCAGTTTTAGAATTGTTAGCATTCGTAATTGAAGTGTTAAGTGCATTTTTCGTATTTGTTGCATTAGTATTAGATGTATCTAACGCTGTCTTAGTTGTATTTGCTGTATTAATACTTACATCTAAATTTTCTTTTACTGTTTTTGTATTTGTAATATCAGATTCTAAATCAGCTTTTACTGTCTTTGCCTCATCTAACACATCACCAATATCTTCAACTTCATCTAGTTTATTATCTAGTTCTTGCAATAATGTAATAGTTGCTACACTTATTGTTCTATCAACTTCTAGTACACTCGCAATTACTTTTATATTTAAATTAAAGGTGCTTTTCTTTTCTCCTGTAATTTTATCTATGAATTGTAATTCCATTTTAACCATTCCACTTGTTGTAGTTAACTGTTCATCTGATGCAATGTTCACTTCATTATTATTAATAGTTATATCTGTATTTTGAATTAATGGAACTTGATCTTGTTTCAAGGCTTTTAATCTACATCTATAATTATTTAAATCTGCTTGTATTCCATTATCCCAAATATTAAGTATAAGATTTAAGTTATCTAGTTGCTTACAATTTACAGTAACTAATAAATTTTCTTTTAAATCTAAATCTATATATAATTTTTGTATATCACTCATTTAATCACCTTACCTCTCTATTTATTATTAAACCAACCCTTTGTCTTGTAACAATTTATATGCTACTGTTCTAACATAATCATTTAAGTCATATCCACCTTCACCGTTATAATAAATATAAAAATCAGAATCATGTATTGTTAGTCTATTACCTATCCCTAAGTTAGATAAAGTTATACCCTCCATATTGGCTAAGGCACTTGAAAGGTTACTAGTTTTACTAAAAGCTGCATTATCAAAATACAAGTCTTTTACCATTACGACACCATCTGATCTTACCCACATAACTATATTTCCATTCTTGTCTTTGATTTTAAATGCACCGTTTTGAATTGTCTGGCCAGAGCTATCAAAAGTTACATTCATATCTGTCTGATTGTGGATAGCAATAGTAACTGCTTCTGCATTTTGCTCTATTAAAGAACTGATATCACCTTCATCAACCTTACTGGATATTTGATTATTTAGTTGTGTTATTTGAGACTTTGCTCCATTTAAATCTGAAACTGTTGTTTGTATTTGTCCTGCCTGCTGGGTAATCTGACTTTGTAAATTGTTTTTTGTATCTGTAATTGCAGATGTTAAACTACCTGCTGTTTGTGTTATTTGTGACTGAAGCTGATTTTTAGTATCTGTTACAGTGGATTGAATTTGTTCTGCTGTCATTTCAATTTTGGATGTTAAGGTGTTATCTAAACTACTAACTTGTAATAAAATATTTTGTTCAGTAAATTGAATACTTTTGATTGTTGAATTTATAATATCCGTAATACTTTGTCTACTAAAACCAATCTCAATTTTATCTATGCTTGTTATTCCTTCTGAATCTACTGTATAGCTAATCTTATTAACTCTACCCTGCAAATCTAGATTTAACTTTTTATGTTTCACATAAACTGTATCTCCTAAATGTACTGTCTCCAGAATCTTATAATTTTTATATTCCTCAGTCTTACTTAATTCTATAAAATCAATACTATAGTTAAATTTAAGCTGATCTACTTTATCTTCAATAAACATCTTATTGCAAGTATCTCTCATAATTTTATAAGCTTCACTTAAAGTTATTTGTCCTTCACCTTTTTCACTTTTACCATCCCAAATATTTAAATTTAAATCCACTTCTTTAAAATATCGCTTTTCATATTTATTAACATTAGGAGATTCCATGCAATATTCATGAAGCCTATAATCACCACTTCTAGGTATCAAAACTGTTGCTAAATCTGTGTTATCTATAGTTTCTTTTATCGAAGATATATTTTTACCATATTCAATAACAACACCATTGTCTTCCCCTCTTTGGTCAACTATATCTATAGTGTCATTGCTTACTATAAACTCTCCACCATATTCAGATAAAACACTATTCTCCAAGCCTATAATTGCACTTAGTAAATTTCCTTCTTTAACTTCCAATATCACATTAGTGTTAGTGTTTGTATCTAAGTCACCAACTTTATAATTATGAGGATCTAAAGCATTATCCAATATAATTTGTATAGCTTCTTTTCTAGTCTTTCCTACAATAGTCATAGCTCTAATTCTATTTTCCTTTAAATCTGCTAATAATTTAGATTGGCTTTGAACACTAATAGAATTAGAGTTAGTTTCTTTTTGAATTATTCTAAACTGCTGATTATCTCTTCTATCAATCGTTGGAGTAGAAATTATTGAAGCAGTTACTAAATTACTAGAAATATTTTTAGTGTCTTCCAATGGATATTCTAGTTCCATCGTATAATCTTCATTTATCTCTTCAGTGACCTTACAAGAAATTACTTCACTTAACACAGTTTCATTGTGAGAAAAGTCTGCTTCATTATTTTTAAATAATCTAATCATTAATAACACCTCCATCTTGGAGTAATCTCTAATTTACTTACATTCCCACTCCATGAAATTGTATTTTTCCCAATAAAAAAGACCGGATAATCTCCAGTCATATTTCTTCCAAAATTAATATCATCTTTATAACACTCTTTTATTTCTGAATCTATTGCCACATAATCAACTACATTTTTTATTGTGAAATTTGAACTATTAATACTCACAGTTATGTTTCCACTTCCATAAATCTTTATCAATGGCCTTGATTCATATGTACCAAAATTATTTATTGTTGTTCCACTTGTTACTATGTTTTTAGGTTTTAATCCACTAGTCATATATTTCAGTCCATTACAAATAAACGTTGCAGTAAAGCGTCTTATAATCCTACTACTAGTTTTAGTTTCACTTATTTTGATCTGTTTAACTTTATATGTTTTGCTCTCATCTGCACTATAAAAAAGTTCTTTAGATTTTGTATTAAGCAACCAATTATCAATCATAGCTTTCTTCATAAAGTATTCATCATCATCAGCTTTGTACCAAAAATCAAAACTTAATGATATATCACTAAAGCCTTTTATCCTAGTAAGATTTTCTCCACCGTCAATTTCTATCGTTTCATATTCAATATTAGTCGCAGGAACTATTGGAACATTTTCTATTATCAAATCTAAGTCTCTACTATCTTCATTGTTATAAAATATAAAATTCATTCTACCACCCCTTTCTGCTTGAGCTAAATGCTAAGTTACTGCTTATATAAGGTGTTGTAACTCTAGCAAATTCTTTTCCATCTAAAATTACAGGTACTTCGATTTTAATTTGCTGTGGACTTCCACCACCATAGGAATTCTGTGCAATATTACTAGCCACTTTATTAGCTACACTTTCGGCAGTTTTTAAGACCAAATCTTCACTTGCATCATGATTATAAATACGTGTCCCAGCCTTGAGTTGATAAACTTCATATCCTTTTTCATGAAGCGTAGTTAAACCTAAATTCTCCATAACTCCACCTGTCCAGTGTTCCCCAATTGTTAATTGATCAGCATCTGATGCATCTACATCTGATGCATTTCCACTTACATTATAGGAAAATGTTTTTGACGATGGACTCCAACTATTCCACCAATTCTTCAATTTCCCCCACCAAGTTAATATCTTTCCTGTACTTGTATCTACACTATTTTCAAGATCACTATTCATCCCTTTTATTTTTTCGACCGCTCCATCACGAGTTTCTTGTGCCTTTTGAATAGTATTATCTCTTTGCTTGGTCGCATCTGCTATCATTTTATCAGCTTGCTCTGATGTTATAGAACCTACCTCATCACGTTGCTTAATTATTGTTGCAACAGTTTGGTCGTATTCATCATTAGCCGCTTTAATAGCTCCATCTCTACTTTCATTTAACTTTTGAATATGCTCTGATGCCTGTTCAGCAGTAATTCTTCCATCATAATCCTTCATACGCTGTAAAATAACCTGTGCTTCAACTTCATTATCAGAAAGTGATTTTACGGCATTTTCTTTCATTTGATTTTGTAATTGTCCTATATCAGTTACTTCTTGACCCGTTAAAGTTCTATGCTCATTACTTGCATTCTGAATTATTTGATTAATTTGATCTTCATATTGCTGAGTTTGCGTTTGCTTATTAGTATAAAATTCTGTTGTCTTTTGCATTATTTCAGTTTGTTCTTGAGATGTAATGTCATTCTGCTTTGTAAATAATTCTTGCAACTTAGCTACACTATCATTCTTTTGCTTTTCATATCCTTGTATAACGCTCTGAGTCATACCATCGAATTTAGCTTTAGTATCAGTTGCAATTTCACCTGTGATTGTTTGGCTATTTATGTACAAATCTTGTATACTACTCTTTGCACCTTCATCCATATCTAAATATGATTTTACTGCTTCTTTAGTAGCATCACTTATTTTTACAGTATTAGTAGCAACATTTTGAGTCATTGTTCCATATTCAGTTTGTACAGTTTGTGAAGTATACTCAACTTTATCTGCAAATAAATCAACACTTGGTACAACTTCTTGAGTTAATCCTTTATATATTCCATATCCAGCTAATGCAACTGCACCAGCTACTGCAATATATGGTGTCGCCGCTACTACTGCACCGCCTAAACCTGTAGCTAAAGCACCAAGTCCACCAGTACCTCCTGCTACAACACCGGCTTCTGCTACACCTTCAGTTGCTACTGTTGCAGTTCCTAAAACACCAGATAATTTAGATGCTACATTCATAACAGTTCCAATTCCACTAGATACTCCACCAACTACTTTAAGAATTCCACCTAGTGCAGTACTGAGCATTACTACATCTGCAATAGTTTTTAGTTGTTCTTTATCCATACCTTCTAAAGTTGATGTTAGACCACCTATAACGTTGGTTATTTCCCCCATCACTGGTGCTAATGCATCTCCTAATTGTATACTTGCATTTTTCAACTCATTGAAATTTTTGCGCATTTTATTTCCAGCAGTATCATCTACTTTATTAAACGCTTCATCTAGAGCAGTTGTATTACTAGTCATTTGTTCCATGCTTTGGCTGTACAAATCCATACCTTGACTACTTGTCATAGTTAAGACTGTATTAACGGCTTCAACAGATCCAAATAATTGATATAACTCTTCTGTATTACCATTAGTTTTTTGCTTTACTTCTTCTAAGAACTTTCCCCAGCCAACACTTTGCAAATGAGCAGTATTGAACTCTATACCTAACTTTTGTGCCATCTTTGCCGCGTCATCACTTGGTTTTGCTATATTAGAATAAGCCGCTTTTAAGCCTGTTATAGCCTCACTAGTTTTAATACCATTAGCAGTTAATACAGCAAGTGAACTAAATAATTCTTTTGTGCTTACTTTAAGTGCACTAGATGTTGCCGCAACTTGACCGATGCTAGAACTCATCTCTCCGAAAGTAGTTTTACCTAGATTTTGAGCAATAAACATCTGATTAGCTATATCAGTTACTTCTTCAGTCTTCAATCCGTATGAATTAAGAACTGTTGTTAATCCATCAACTGATGTTGCAGTATCTGTAAATCCACCTTTCGCCGCTTTAACTGCTGTAGTAAGAAACTCTACAGATTTTCCAGCATCTACTCCTGATGAAATGGTATCATACATACCATCCTGAATAGTTTCAAAGCTTTCTCCAGACATATTACTTAAATCAATAACACCTTTTCCAAGGTCATCTAAACTTATATTAGTTGTATTTGCTACCGTTGAAATTTTAGCCATACCATCACTAAACTCCATACTGAATTTAGCTCCTGCTATTCCTACGGCAGTCAATGGTGCTGTTAATTTTAATATACCATTACCAACATTATTAGCTTTATCCCCAAAATCTTTTAACTTATCGCTACTCTCTTTTAAGCTTTTACTAGCATTAATCCATTTATTATTGCTTTTCTCTAATTCATCATTAATCTTTTTAAGCTCTCCCTGAGTTTTAATCATCTCAGTTTCAGCTTTATTCATGTTAGTTTGATAGTTTTGAATTTGCTTTGCATTGGATTCAATAGCTTTTTCTTTTTTCTTATACTCTTCTGTTAGTTCATCAATAGATTTTTTAGCACTCTTAGCTTGTTCACTTTCTTTTCCATACAATTGAATTGCTTCTTGATATTTTGCATTAGCACTTTCTAAGCTAGCTTTTAACTTATCTCTTTCGGTTATGTTTTCTTGCATTTTACTATTAGTTTTTTCCATTGCTTGTCTATATGTATCAACTTTTTTAGATTGTAAATCAAATTGCTTAGATAAAGCATCTTGCACAGATTTCAGCTTATCACTAGTTGCTCCAAATGTTTTCAAACCTTCACTAGCTAATTTAAATTCAGATTGAACTTCTTTTAAGCTACTATTGATTCCTTTAATACTTGAGTTATAGCCAGTGTCATCTAAGACCACCTTAGCTTTTATTAGCTTCTCTAAATCACTCAATTACTTTTACCCCCTTCCTATAAAAATGCTATTTCGTCTATATAAACTCTACGTTCCTTATTAGATTTGTTTTCATCATCTTTATCTTCTATTTTCCATCCATTAAACTTCACATGATTCATCCACATTTTATATATTTCAGCATGTGTACTCTCCATAAATTCATCTTTTGTAAAATTCAAATGTACTTTACAAATATAAAAAAGCCAGTCAAAATTAATCTCATATGGATTCTTTGACTGGTCATTTAGTTTTTTTCCGTTTTAGATTTATTGGTTTCTTTATTATCTTTTGTATCATTAATCCCTATATAATCAAAATATAAGTTGGTTACAAACGTTGCTATTTCACCATTATTAAGTTGACGAGGTGTTAATAAGTCTGTTAATTCTTCATATCCAAACTCTTTTTCTAAGCAACAGCAACTTAATAATTTTAACGCATTTGTTATAAATTCTTTTCCTTCCATGATCCCTTGCAATACAGTTCCATAATTTCCATACTTAGCATCTATTTTTAATATTGTTCTATTGGTCATTTTAAATGTGTACTCATTTTCACCAATCATTAATTTCTTAGTTTTATCTAACATATTTACATTACTCCTCTTCATATTTTTTAATTAGAAAAGCCCTCAATTATTATGAGAGCTTTAATTTAACTAAGGTGTAACAACTTTCTTAGTTGGAACTATTACACCTTCAAAGAATTTAGTTTCAATATCTGCTGGGCAATTTGGATCATCCTCATCTACGTTGTATTTCCACATTCCATTATTTTGCAATGGTTGGAACGTTGATTTCATTTCTGGTGTCTGGTAATCAACTTTTCCTTCTTGACCTTTACTAGAATCATCTGGTAATTCCATCTTTCCCTTATAAAGAATTCCGTATCTCTTTTTGCCATTAGATTTATTTGCAACATAAAGCAAAGCTATGTATGGAGCTATATCATCAGATGACGCAAATGTTCCACCTTCTGTTGCCACTGTTTGTCCTAATAAATCAGCAGATTGTGCATTAGTTAAGTCTGCCACATTAACAGTAACTTCAATGTCTTCTAATGTTGTTGCTTGCTCCCAAACCTTATTTTCAGCATAAAGCTTTTCTGTATTGCTCTTTGGTGCAATTTTAATTTCCTTTACTCCTGGTAAATAAATAGGCGTATCAAATGTTAACCCTGTGGAATCATCTTTCGTAATTTTTGCATAATATAATTTTTCTAAACCAATTATAGCCATATAATAATCACTCTCTTTCTATATTTTAATCATTGTTCAACGTAATAAAAAAACGCATAGCTTTATGGAATAACTGCGTATCATTTTCATATAAATCTGCACACATACTCCTGTTAAAGCCAGCGTTAGTCATAATTTCTTTAATTTTATTTTCTAAATTTGTATAATCTGTTTTGCTGAATATATCTACTTGTACATAATAATTAGTTGCAATTTCCTTATTCTCTGCCCATTCTTCACCATTTTCATCGAATATTTCATACTCAATATATGGTTGTTTCGGATTCTCTGCATGTAAAAAATATACTTTCTTATCCGCTGTTAAATTTAATATTTCAGTATCAGATAATGTATCTTTCATTAACTTCTTAATATTAACCATCACACCACCTCTACTTTAATAATCCTTTTGCTAGTAATTCTAAAGCTTCATTTTGAGAACTATTTACAGAACGCTCAAAGAATCCGACATGATGTTTTTGTTGACTTGTTCCGAATTCCTCAAAACCTGTATACCAAGCGCCCATTATAACTTGGCCTGTTATAGAAAAATCATCTTTACTAACTTTTTCTTTAATCTTTTCTTTCATTTTGCCAGTTTCACCAGTAGGAGTATTACTTTCAACTGCCTTGTAAATTACATCTATACCAGCCTTCATTGCTTTTTTCTCATCGGTTTCTGTTAAGGTCATGTCCTGTAGCAGTTCTTCTAATTCCTCAAAACCTTCTAATTCTATACTACTCATATACTCACACCTTAACCTCTGCCTTTATATCAATCCATTGGTGTAAATTGTTATAATCAGAACAGAATAATATATCATAATCATTATTCTTATAGATTACTTTATATTTTTTAGTTTCCCCTACTTCTAATAAGACCTTTGTTTTATTACAATATCGCACTGTAAATGTAACTATGTTTTCACTATTATTAGCTTTGGCTGATATAAATTCCTTGCCACTTACTTGTTTAAAAGCACTCCAACACGAATAATATTCATCATCCCAAGTTGGCTCATCAAATCCATTATCATTCTGTACTTCTCCAATGTATTTTGATATTATTATTCTTTGATTCATCTTTCTCATGGTGTAGTCACATCCTCATCATATAAGCTCAATTTCTCTAAGATAGTTGTTACAATAATATCTTTCTTGGTGTTACTTGCTATCTCTGTACCCCTGTTTTCATACAAGTCACTGCATAGCTTTTTCATTAAAAGATTAGCTAGTTTAACTGCTTTTTCATCTTGTTTATAGGAAATACCTACACAAGATTCAATATAAATTTCACTAGCCTCAATTAATTCATTTAAATAATCATCTTCATCATCTGAATCTATATATAAATAAAGTTTCAACTCATCTAAAGTCATATATTTTATCATCTCCTATTCTTTTAATTTAAAAAGGACAGGAGAAAACTCCTATCCAATTACTAAAGTTCAATTTTCTTTATACTTCTTGTAATTCCAGCTTTTATATCTAATCTTTCTAATATAGATGCTTTCTTTGTATCTGTATCGTAGTCATTCCATCTATTTACTGTTGTTCCATTACTTCTATCAAAGAACTTGATAGCTTCCTTCATATTTAAAGAATAGAATACTATTGTTTTTCCTTCAGCTAATGTAACTAATGAAGAATCAAAAGTAACAATTTCCTTACCATTAAAATATTCTTTTCCATCGCCACCAGTAGTAATTAAGTTCATATTTCTGCCTTGCTTATCTTTCATATTCTTTAAAAGTGCATATCCTTCAACATTTGTTAAAGTAATTAATCCAGCTTTTACTGTTGGTAAAGCCTTTGCCATTATATCTTCTAATGCAGTATAATCTGTTGCAGTTACATCCGTTGCATTAGCATCAATAGCCTGTACAATAGAATAATTTTCAGTTAATGTTGTAGATTCAGCAAAACTTGAATTAACTGCATTTTCAATATCAATTTCAGCATCATCAATTAATTCTGAAGATAATGGTATTTTAATACCTACCTTTTTACATTTGAATTGCATATCAGTAGTAACTAATTTACCATCTGGAATTACGTCACCTTCTGCAATGTCTTTTAGCATACCATTTTGTTCTGGATCAAAAATAGGCATTGAACCTTCATTTTTAGTTACTGGAATTATATCGCAGTATTGTTTTAATGAACCAAATCCTTTTTTAAGTTCTGTAAGTCTATTTATATATTGTGATGGTAATACTGCTGAATTATCTGTTGTTTTTACAACTGCTCTTTCTTCATCAGTCATTTTATTTCCTAATACTGCTTTTACAAATGCTCTTGTTTCATTTACTTTTTCCATCTTGTTAACATCTCCTCTTTCTTCTTTTTTAGCTTTTTGATTTTGTAAATCCCTCATTTCTTCAGCCTCAAGTTCCTCAGAAATTTTAATTTGCTTATCTAAAGCTCTAACTTCTTCTAAAGTTTTTTCAGCTTCCTCAATTTTATTTTCTTGATTCAACTTTCTAACTTCTTCAACCTTTTCAGCTTTTTGTTGTCTTAATTCTTCTATTTTCATATTATTTACACTCCATTTCTTAATAGTTTTTTTGCATAATAAAAGAGCTACCAATTAAAGTAACTCTAATTCAATTTCTAATTTTCTTTTTCTAATTTCTAAGTCTTTTTGTTGTTGCAATTTGTTTCTTTCTTCTTCCGCTATTTCCTTACAACGTGCATAAACGCTAGTATCTTCATACTGAGGTATGCATAATATGCTACCTTCATACAATTCAACATCTAATAAAGTTCTCATTATACTATCATCTGTAGAATTATATTCATTACTTTCTCGAACACAAGAAAAACCAAACGAGCACCCTTGAATCAAACCTTGCCTTATCAATTCAACAGCATCCTTACCATAACTTAGATTATCATTTATAGTTGCATTAAATCTTAATCCAACATTGTCTACAGATAAAGTTAAAGTTCCAGTTTGTGTACTTGCTAAAGGCTTATCCCATTGATGATGATATAGTAAAAATATATTATGACTATCTTTTAAAGTATTATCAAAAGCTCCTCTATCAATTTTCTCATAAAACCCTTCAAATAGTTCGGTTGGGCTATCAAATTTAGCTATGTATCCATTAATTTCAGTTGTATTTGAATCTTGAACTTGTCTAATTTCATAATCCTTAACTTGTCTAAATTCCCTATTTTCCATTATTACTATCCCCCCCTTCGTCATTAGAATTATTGTCTTTTTGCCAAGTTGCCTTACCATTTATCAAATCTTTTAATAATATTTGTCCTGAAGGTAACGTTACAGTTTCATTTTCAAAATTATAATCTACCCCAAGCAAAGTTCTGGCATACTCCAACGAATAAATACCATTTTTCACATAATCAATTATGATATTTTTTTGTGTTTCAGCACTTACCCTAAGCATCGAATTAACATTAAATCTTATTTTATAACCCTTTTTTCTATCCAATCCCAACAACTTATAATCAAATTCTTGTTCTAAAGCCGTTATTATCGGACTAATTGTATTAGTTAAATAAGAAATATTTTCTTGTTCAGTTAGACTTCCTACATCCAATAGCGAAAACGGAATACCTACTGCATTAGCTATATCTTTCTTACCTAATAATTTTAATTCAGCGAACTGAGATGATGCCAAGTCCATATTCAAACTTTGAACATTATATCCTGCTGGCACGGTAAATATTCCAGATTTAGCTTTATATAATCTATCAAACTTGTCTTGCATCTTTTTCATTTCTTTTTCTTCTTTTATATCGCTCGAAAGTTGAACAATAATTTTACTAGTTAATCCATTACTAAAAAGGCTATTTTGATAAGCTTGAGCTTTTAAATTTGTTGTAATAGTATCTTTTATTAAACTTTTCGTAGCCTTAGAATGAATACCATCTAAGCTATTATCTCTTAAAATCACAATATCTTTATCAAAACAATATCCTTGTACATCAACACAAGTAAAATTTACTAGAACTTTGTTATCTTTGCTTGATTTAATTAATCCAACATCATCTATATCAAAGCTATCTATTCTAACTGGATAAATATTTTTGACTTTTCCTTTAAAATCTCTATCTATGTATAAACCTGCCATTCCATTGTTTTTATATAACATTATTAAACTTTTCATGCACTCAAAACTATTCATATTTGAATTAGGTCTAATTCTTAATAAATCCCATAAATAATAGTTAGTAGCTTCAATCTCTCCTCGTTCTGTGGTTTGCTTTACTAATATAGGTAACTTAGCAATTGAATTTCCCAAAATATTTAATGCTGATAGGTAATCCTGTTGTTTTAATGCATTCTCACTCATATAATCTTCACTTTTAATCCAAGCAGTCCAATCAAATCCATCGGTCACTTCTCTTTTCTCAACTTTATTCCAAAACATTTATATTTTCACCTCCTCCTCGATATAAAATAGCTTATTATCAACAATTCTATAGCTAGAATGTACGTTCCCAACCACCAAACAATTTGAAATGTAGTCCAGAAAATAATAAAAAGACTCAAAAATGTTAACAAATCTGCCACATAATTAGCCTTAATCTTGATTATTTTATTTAACTTTCTTTTGATATTAACCTTAATATTGGCTAATTTTGCTTTTAATTTACTCAATTTATCACCTCTCTTTACCAATTCATAGCTTCAAGAGCTTTAACTGCATCATATCCTTCCTCTTCTATATACAATTCTGTCATACAAAATATTAACGTAGCTAACATATCAATACGCTTTCTATTTTTCATAGCTTTATCTTTAGCTAACATCACATCTCCACTTTTTCCAACATTAAGAATGGCATTACTAACACACCAATCTAGTAATTCGTTCTTTTCGTAATAAACTTTTCCATTATAAACCATATCCCTAAATGCTTTTGTTGCAACTGTAAGATTAGTAAAAGTTTGTTTTAATAAAATAACTTCATAATCTTCAGCCAAATTTTCCATTGTCTGTTTCATATTAAATGGATCACTAATGATACATTTAATTTTGCAGTTATATGTAGTTTCTATATTTCTTATGTATTGTTCTAATAAATTATAATTAACTGTAAATCCTTCATGAATATCACAATATCCATTGCGTTTCATTTTAAAGTAATCAATCTTTTCTCTACGATCAGCCATGTTTTCTTTTGGTAAAAATCCATGTGACATACAATAATATTGACTATTTTCTTTATACATAATACTTACACTTGTTAAATCTAGAGAAATTGAACCATCTACAGCAACAACTACTTCTTTGTCTCTAAAATCTATTTTATCTTTTCTACACTTTTTCCATAAATTCATGTCCATATAGGCTTCTTCTTTATTTTCTTGTAAAAATACATTCATTGTTTTTGTTAAATACTCCCCTTTCGCGCTCGGTTTTTCTAATGCAATCTTTCTATCTTCACGCATAGTATTGTAGTTTTCTTCAATCCTTAATGGATTTGCCATATAAATTCCTATATCATCCCACAAATGTTCTTCTGTTGCATAATAAATTAATGCAAATTGTCTTTTATTCTCTAATGTTCCCTCTAAAACTTTTCTAATATAATCTAAATCCTCTTCCATAATTGAATTATTTATCTCATAAGCAGTAGTTGTACGGAAAACCAAGCCATTAAGAACATTCTTCATTCCTGATTTCATAGCATTAAAATTGCTATTTTCACTAAAGTTTCCATGCTCATCGCTCACAAAAGCTGATGGCCGAACCGAATTATTTTTTCCCGCTTCCGCAGTACGTGGTTCAAAGAAACTTCCAGTTAACAAACATTTAATGCTGCCTGTTTTAGTAGTAGATACTTTGAAATGCTTTTTAATTAGTGGACTTGCCCCTATGATTTGTTCCATGCTTTTCTTTATTTCAGCAGATAATTCCTTAGTCAAACATATAGAATAAAATTCTGAATACTGTTGTTCTGTAAGCAGTAATAAAATAAATACAATTCCTATTAATGCAGTCTTCGAGTTCTTTCTAGCTATAAAAAGCGTATTATCGTTATATCTAAACTTATATGACTTGTCTTTAAATCTCCATCCGAAAATATTTGCAATAAAAAAGCATTGGAATTCAGCTAAGTTTTCCAACACTTGTTTACCCGCTACAAAGCCTGTAGCAAAATTTAATAATTTTAATAAGTCATTTATAGTTTTTAATTTCTTCTCATCAAAATAAAACTCAAAGTCATTATATTTTTGGTTCTTATAATAGTCATCTAAGAAAATTGTGCATTGTTGTACGACCTCTTTTGTAGTTATTTCCTCTCCATTCACAACATCATTAGCATATTTTATTGCTTTTTCTAATAGTATCATTGACTATCACCTTTTAATATTTTCAATAACTCATCCTGAGATTCTTCAATTTGATTTAAATTTAAAACTGCTAATGCTGCTCTATCCTTTGGACTTAATCCTAACTTCGCTGAGAACTTCTCAAATATTTTTGAATATTTATCATACGTTTTTACTGCATTATTCTCTATACCATTTTCATCAAATAATCCATTATCATTTATATTTTGTTGACAGGTTTGCATTCTGTCTAACGCCTCTGCAACTATTGTAACTACAAACTTGTCACCACCATTTAAGAATCCAGTAGGTAATAATTTTATTATGTTCTTATATAATTTTTTACCATTGGCACTTAATTCTTTTGGTGGTTTAATTGAAACTTCTGTATCACCTTTTAATTTTTCTTCTGTTCGTTGTCTTGATTCTATTTCAGCATTACTTTTATGATTATTTTGTAATGCCACGGGTTTTATATTTGGCATTTTTATCACCTACCTTCCTGTAAATATCTGAAAATGGGGATTTTTTAAAGCGTGAGAGCACCACGGACTTTCAAGGCTTATTTATTTTTCTCGGCACCCTCCCCCGAGTCTTTTATTGTTAACATTCAGAACATTATCCATACTCTTTTTCAAATTTCTTAATCAAACCAAACAATATATTTTGTATCTCTTTTTTATTTTTACTTTCATATTGATTATGTATCAACTGATGACATCTTGAGCATACACAACACAAATTGCTCTCATCTAACCATCTACTATCATCATCCTCTGTTGGTATTACATGGTGCACAGTCGTAGCATTAACTATTTTATTATCTTTTAGCAAACAAACAATACATAGTGCCATAAACTTCCTATACATCACATCTCTCAACCTAATCCATGTCTTACTGCTATACAACCTTTGCCTATCTTTATCTTGTCTATGTTTCTTATATTCCTTATAGCTATCTCTTCTAGTTGTTATCTCACATTCACATTTCTTATATTGCTCGACCTTCTTACCACAGATCGAACACTTTCTATAAATAGCAATAATACTCACCACCCATTTTCTGCATAATAAAAGAACAGTATCTTTCAACTGTTCAAATGAATTAATTATTTACATTTGCCTTTACTTTCAATATATCTTCAAAAACTTCTGTTTTATATTTATATTCAGATATTTTTTCCTTTAAATATTCTATATCTTTCTCGATTTCATCTTCTTTTTCATTAACTAGCTTTTCTTTTTCAAGTTCTTTTAATTGTTCTTCAATGACACTTTTATGTATATTTATTGCTACTTTTCTTTTAATATTATTTTTATGAGCACGCAATTCTCGAATCACCATTATACCTATAACAATAATAAATACTATAACCAGAATTGACATTATATCTACAAAATTATTGAATAAATTTAATGTATCTTTTGCATCATTTACAAATTCTTCTGCACCAACTCCACTTTTTTCTTTTGCTTTACTTACAACAGTATTAGTCCCATTTAGAATTGCAAGCATAGCAGCTATAAACGACATTGCTATTGACATTAATGATGTTAATATATTAATTTGGCTTAATCTTTCTAATTTTAATATGTTATTTTCCAATAAAATTTTGTTATTTTTTAATTTTTGTTTATCAAAATTCCTTTCTTTATATTGTTGTATCAGTTTCTTTATTATCTTTTCTTCATTATCTTCATTATTTAATATTCTGTTATTATCATTTGAACATACCTCGTATAAGTCGTTTATGCATTTATCTTCATTTAAAAAAAAGCCTATTTTCTTTGCCAATAATCTCGCCACCTTCCATATAATACAATTATACAAAAGATGGCAAAATCCTTCTATAATGAGCGAAAAGAGTAGCAAAAAGCCACTCCTATTTTATTTCTATCTTATTTTCAATTAAAGATTTCTTTATTTTCTCAAGTTTTCTTTCTTGTGCAATAATACATATGCACAACATAATACAAACTACTTCTAACAATGTCAACACCTCCATCTTGGAGTATTGACTTATACTTAGTGTCTTAATCATTAATATGTACAAATAACACCTAATAATTTCTCTGCAATATCTTTATCACACTTTTGGAATACAACCCTATTCCGACCTTGTTGTACAAGTGCTTTATTAGAAGTTGGTTTCCAATAACTTATTGCTAACATTTCACCGAAGAATTTTAGCAGTGTATTATCATTATTAATCTTATATAAAATTTTATATGTAAATTCTCCAACTCCACTTTCAATCATGAAGTTATAAGCTTTCTGTAAGCTTTTGTTAGTATGTTTATTTTTCTCCAGTGCTTGTCTATGCTGCTTCCATCGTCTTTCAAAATCATTCGAGCTTCCAACATATAAACATTGGTCTTTATACTCTCCATTTTTATCCATAACACCTGTTAGGAATATCCCATAAATGTAACTCATTATATCAATCCCCTAACCCTTCAATAATTTCTTATATTCTTCGCATTGTCTTGTAAACTCCTCGCATTCCTTGGAAAACAATTCTGCATTTATTTTATATCTCTCATCATTCCTTGCTAATTCAACTCTCATTTTCATTTCAAATTCATACCATTTTTTAGTTTCTTCGATTCTATCTCTAAGGACTTTATTTTCTTGCTTTAATGCATCAATTTTATAGCTTTCAGAAATTGCAATCATGGCTAAAATATATATTACTAAAATTACTATTATGTATATCATTATTTAGCCACCTCCTCAGAATACCAAGATGGCTTAACTGGAATACTATTCATCCATCTGTCCTTTTTGATTCTACTAACCAAATTTGCACTACATCCATACAATTCAGCTATATCTTTATATTTCATATTGGTATTTAATTTCAACCAAAGTATTTCATTTGCTTTTGCCTGATTTAAAGTAGTACAGTTAGGATTATTTTCCCCTGACATTATATTAGAAAAATTTTCTTTGTGTCTTTTAGCTCTAAGACCTGTTTTTATATCTTTTACAGTTTTACATACTCTATTAGAATTATAAAAAGCTACATCATCATAAATTTCTTCTAAATAATATCTTTCTCTAATAAATAGATCATGCACTTTGCATTCCTCTAAAATTATAAATTCAAATGATTGCTCACCATAGTTAACAAAGTCTTCTAACATCAATTTATTTACTCTATCATCTCTTCCATTTCTTAAGTTAGCTAAATAGTTGGATTTTCTACGCATACAATCCTTACTACTGCCTATTCTAACTCTCTTTGTAACATTGTTTTTAAATAAATAAATCCCTACTATTTTTTTACACATAATTAATTATCCTTCCGCTTTTAGGTTTAAAGCTTAACCAAATATTTTTTTAATTTATTTTAATATTTCTATTGATTTTTATTTGCTATTCCTATATAATTAAGTTATAAAGGAATATTATACTTATTTTTAATTCAAAAAATAATAATTGAAAAAGCGCCCCATCCGACCAAGATTAAGCGCTTTGCTCATTAATTAATACATACTAATTTTTATGCTTATCTAAAACATAAGCAAAGGATATATCTAGACACTATATACCCTATTCCATCAAGGAGGCGATTTAACACATATATAATAAAAGATGATACACATAAGTGCACCACCTCATATTAGCAATTATATAAAATTTCTTTCAATTGTTTTTCAGCACTGAGCATCTCATCAATTCTCTCTGAAATCGCTATTTCTAATAATTCCAATGACTTTTTACATTTATCTATAGTTGCTCTATTTTCTTCAGTATCTTCTAATTCAGATAAAGTGTCCAAATAATCTTCCAGTGCTTGCTCTGTATTTAAAAGAGATTGAAAATTTAATCGCTTCAAATCATCAATAATTTCCCTATCTGATCTGCTATGTAATCTATTTTCCAATTCTTCAGCTTCTCTATATGTTAATTCTCCACGAACCATTTTAGTTACCATTTCTTTATTGCTCATTATTAAGCCACCTTCCTTAATCTGCTAACAATTTGATTTACAATTATGTTAACATTTGAATACGAATCAATTTCTATATCAAATTTATCAATTATATAGCTACTATCATCATTACTCTTCATCACAATTAACTTATTATCAATATTACTAATTCCTACATTCTTAATATTAAATTCATTTAACCTTTTAAAAGTAACTTCTTTTATGTCTTCAAGTTTGTAATTAGGCACTAGGCAATTTAACACATAGTAGAGCCTAGAAATAAACACTTTATAATGTTCTACCTCATTCTCTAATCTTTTAGTAGTGCTATATCTTTCAGAAATATCTTCAACTATTGCATCAATTTTAGTTCTATTGTTACGTTCAAACCATGTGTTCAAGCTTTTGTGCTTTCTCGCATACCAACCCTTATTTGCTTTTAAATAGCCATTTCTAAAATTAATTTCATTTTCATAAAGGTAGTTTATAAATCCTTTTAAAATATCTTTAACCCCTGATATATTATCGCTTGGAATAGCCATAGTATATTCACACCATTCATCATCCATGATTCTACATTCAATGTTCTTATTTGGGTTCAATTTTAAAACATACCCCCAAGCATCACCATTCTCAATTTCATACTGTTCATAATCATTCATAACCTCAGAAACTTTCATTAATAATTCCTTAATTGCTTTGTTTGTTAATTTACTCATACAAATCTCTCCTTATCTGCTTTATCTGAAAAGCATAAACATATATTTTTTATTTTTAAATTGACAATTAAGATTCATACGATTATACTATTAATTGCTTAGAAGAATAATATAACCGTATGAATATGCACATTATGCTACTTTGTTTAAATCATCATTGAATACAGTATTAACTTGTATTTTTAAGTCTGCAAACTTCATTTTACAAGTTGTTTCAATAAATGTTTTTCTAGTTGCATATTCCATATTGTTTAAAATTAAATTTCCATTAAGTTCTTGCAATTCTGCAAGGGCTTTATTTGCTTTTGATTGTAAATTATCTCTTAAAGAATCTTCCTGTTCTACTTCCAATACCTTTTTCATTTTCTTGCTAACATGTCCAAATAATGCTTTGTTTAACATATCTGCATTGTTTGAGTAAACATAAATTGGAGTTTTTTCAACATCATGAGTTTTCTTATACTCTTCATTGACAATTGAACACATACGTTTATATCCATCAACTTGTGGAAATCTTACTTCATTCCAATTTATATTTTCCCTTATAGCTTTTTCCATAAGTATGAAATAATCACAAACCAAATCACCTTCGGTAGTATTTTCTCTCATGGCTACTTTCTTGGCACAATTTAGAGTAAGAGTATAATCGGTTTGTGGTCTTTGTAAATTTCCAACCTCGACAAAATTGTCGACCTTGATATAATCCTTATTTTCAGTATAATTTTTCTCTAGTAGTTTTCTTTTAATCCACTTGCTGAATTCTCCCTGTGGTTCTTTTAATTGCCCCCACAACTTTCTGCCATCAACGCAAAATCCTTCCCCCTCATTATCCATAAGTTCTGGAAATTGTTTTTTAGCTTTCATTATTAGTTTTGCTTCATCCTCACTGAATTTTAAACTATTCATTAAGAATGGTTTTGTAAATTTTATCATTTTATCACCTATAATTTTCCGTAGCCTTTCACCTACTATGTTCCTCACTGTTGTTGTTAATCTCATTCACAACAATTTTTCTGTAATTATAAGTGATGCTATAATGGTAACTTGTCCTGTTATAGCATAGGTGCTATTCTCACTTCACCTTATTTTTCTCTGTAATACATTTTATAGTTTTATAGCAGCAAAGGATAATCCAAGGAGGAGGATCATCCCTTACCCCTAAAAATATTGAGAAATAAATAATGAATATTTAGGAGTAACCCCTTTACTCCTATAAAACTATATTTTTTTAAATCATTTTTTCAAACCTATTGCCAAATGTTTAAAAAAATGATATTATATCAATAAGGGATATTATGCATTTTTTAAGTTAAGAGAATAAGAAATTAATCTCATTCTCATTTTTCATAAATCCATTTATTTATATTGCAATATAACTGCCTATTTATTAAACGCACTCGCAAAATAGCGTTAATAAGATACTAAAAATTATTTTATTTTTCTCTTATCATATATAAACCAAATTTATAGGCTAGAATCCCCACCGTTACTAGGTTTACAGTTTTCAGGTGGGGAATTATTTTACTATTTTTCATAATCTCCAAAACATTTTACAAAATTTTCTCTGTCCTTTTCATATAATATATTTAATAATTTAGTTTTAATCTTACTATTACTCTTTAAGAATTTATTTTCTTTGTTTAATGCTCTGGCAATCATGAGAGACATTGTATCTAAATCAACACTGTATCTTTTTACTTTTTCTAAATATTCATTATAAAGCAAATTATAGTATTCATTAACTGTTTCATCATCATCTTCATCACAAGCGTTTAAATACCTACTAATTTTTTGAAATTCCTCGACAATCCCTTCTATTTTTTTAGCTTGTTTTCCATCTCTACTATCACCATTACCATACATAATTAAGAAATTTTCATCTGAAATTCTGTTCGTTGTATTAGCATCTTCTATTTTATCAATTTCTTTAAGTAACCAGTTCATAGGACAATCATAATCATATAAACTTTCTATCATATTTTTTCTTTCATTTTTAATTGCTAATGATCTATCCTTTTTAGATAATTGTTTCCAAGCTTCTTTATCTTTAGTTTTAAGTTTCTTTTCTATGTTATCTTCATCAAAACTACTACTTGTATATTGCCAAAATATAGGTTTTTCCTTAAATGGTAATTCCCTTCTTAATCTTTCAATCTCATTATTTATTGCATTATCATCATCATCTTGTCCCAGTTGCATTTTTCGTTTTGCTAAATCGATACAGACTTGTGCAATTATGCTTAGGATACAAACATTATCTAGCATTTTATCTTCTAAATCTATTTCTTCTTTAGTTCTATATTCTTCATAGCCTTCTAACCAATAGAAATTATAATCTTCCATTTCTTTTTTATATCTATAATCTTTTTCCTCTCTATATTTGTTAATTAAGTGCCAGTATTGAGTTAAATATAGCATAGCAACATTACTGCTTGTACCAATAGCTTTTTGGCTTTTTTGAAGGACATTATCTACTTTTGCTCTATCTTTGGCAGTATTAGAATAATTATTAGCATCTGGTGATGGTTTAAATCCATTTATAATAGTAGGAAATTTTTGTGCTTTCTCACAGGCTTCAACAATAGTTTTTGAAGTGCTACAATATAGGAAGTCTAGATCTTCATCTAAACCATTCCCCCTCTGACAAACGTCATTTCTAATCATATTTACTGCTATTACATTCTTACCAAAATATTTAAAATACTTGTTCATTTTATCAGTAATATTATTTTTAAACATCAATACGTTATTCATAGAATTTTGAGGTGATCTAAACGCTCCAATTTTATCATTATGATTAAACATTAAACAATAGCAAGAATTATTATTTGGTAGTGTTTTATCTGTGTATAACTCACCATTTTTATTCTCTCCTAGTATTCCATCTGTAATATATTCATTTAATTGCCCTGTACAGTAGTAAAGAAGTGTCATTGGATTCGCTAAAATTGTCTCGTTTTCTGATTCTGATAGCAATTTTCCACGTTTTAATGTCTCTTTGTACTGATATACTTCTTGCTTTCTAGCGTCTTTAAACATATAACTATTTATAAATGTTGGATATGTAGTTGCTAAATCCGCTAATAAAGCATTATTGTTTACTGTTGTAGCTGTTCTCTTTAAATGTTCAATAAAGAACTCATTATCATTTTTTAACTTCATGATATAATTTAAACTATCTTTAAATATTTCTTTAAGCTGATTTTGATTTATGTCTAAACTCATTAACATCTGATATGACATCCTCTGAAGTTTATCACCATATTTAGACAGGTGATTTTCCTTAGTTATGCCAAATTTACAATCATTTTTTTCCACATATTCAGCCCATTGTTCAAAAGCCTTTTTATCAGTTCCAAGAAATTTAATGAACTTGAGTGCGTTATTTGTAGTAATCATTTTACAAGTAGAAACTTTTACTTCCCTACCAAACATATCAGTAATTGTTGCAGTTTCATAATTATCTCCATAATATTCTTTGAAATACAATTGAAAATCACTAACGAACCCTGCTGTCTTATAAAAATGTTGACGTAAACCACGAAAACCTTCAATCAACCCTTGTTGTTCATCCCTTTGAAGTAGACACATGCCATCCCAAATAGTATTCATACATCTATCTTTAGTATGAATTGCTATAGATTCTTTTTTCTCACTTGCTTCATTTCTAATTACTTTTATAACATCTTTTTCTTTACTGTAAACATCTAAATCTTTCATAACCAAGATTTCCGAAGGTTTTATAGTAATATATCCAGATATTGCACTTGCAATCAAACTTTTGTAAACTTCCATTTCTACTAATTTGCAATTTTCATCAGATAATTCAATTCCCATCCTATGCCATTCGTCTATTTTTTCAAATAATTCTTTATTAATGAAGTAGTCTGTTCCGTCCTTAGCTTTACCTGCTGATCTAAAGAAATAAACATACTCAATTGTTTTATCAAATACTTTTTGTTTTTTAACAGTTTTATAAACATCTAAAGAAAATCCTTCATCATATAATAAATCTCTTATATCTTCTTTTTTATATATACCGTCTTCAATTCGCATTTCTAAATCAGCCATATTATTAATATTTTTGTTAAGTTCATTTAGAACCTTACAATCAAGTCCTTTTAATTCTTCTTTATATTTTATTAATTTGTTTTTTCTAGTATCAATTTTATTTTGTAATTTATCTATTTCCTTTTTATCTGTTAATGCTAATAATTCTTTTTTAAATACCTTTAATTCACATTTAATTTTCTTAATCATTTTATTAAGTTGTTTTATTCTATTAATATCATCCCTATTATCTTTTTTAAGAGATTTATTCTTAGCTTTTGTTTTATTATATTCTTCCATTAATTCTTTAGCTTCATCATCAGTATAACCATAATCAAATTTAACATTTATAATATCTTTTGTACTACCTTGTTTGCTGATTTTTAATCCTTCACTTTTTAACTTATCCAATAATAAACTATCAGAAAATACAGTATTATATTTTATTTCTCCTTCTTTACCTGCTTTTATCTTTAAAACTTCAGCACCATTTATTGAAGCTATTTTAACGCCATTTTTTATACTCATTATATATTCCTCCTAAATTGCATTCTTCAATTCATTATTTGTTCCATTTGAACATGATATTTCTAATTCTTTCATATATTTAAGTACATCTTTACAATCTTCAATATTATTAATATCTTTTTCTTTATCATCAAAATACTCTTCATAATCCTCATGCAAGAAATCAAATTTTTCATCTTCATCTTTTTCAAGTAATTTTTCATTAACATCTTGAATTTGTTCTCTAATAGATGTAATAGTTTCTTCTTTATATTTTTTACTTTCAAGTAAACTATCACGCTTTTCTATTTGATCTGGTTTTGCTTTTCCTTCTTTTTCTAGTGTGCCTATCCTTGTAATAAATCCATTTATATGTCTATCATTATTTTTATAATCTCTAGTCCCAATAAAAACCAAATTACTATGTTCATTTTTATAAACCTTCATAGCTTCTTTTAGATTGTCATACCATACTGTATCTTCATCCTTCATATCTGAAGTTTGATATGTATAATGAGTATAAAAATTGGGTGTTTCCCTCGCAATTTTATTTTTATCATTCGCATAATAGGCTCTACCTAAATTGCCAATTCTAATTAAATTCAAATCGACTAATATGTCATTGTATTGTTTTATAGTTTTATCCCCAATACCTATATCTTTTGTAATCGTGTCATATGATGGAAAACAAGGATTTGCTCTACCGCCAGTTTTTCTTATATCAGTATCATTTCCTTTAGGTGTGTGTATTCTACTACATAAATAACAGTAGTAAAATAACAATTTAATATTATCTATAGAATCATCTTCATATGCAATGATCCAATCAATAGCATCATATTTAATTATAGTAAAATGAATATTTTCACCTTTATCATTTTTATCAAGACCGTTGTATCTACATCTAATAAATTGATTTAATTTAGCTTCTTTAATATTAGTATCACAATCTGTCACAATACCTTTAAATTGTAAAAACTCAATCATATCTTGAAATTGCTGATTCATTTTACCTTTACCAGTTTTAAGCTTTAATCCGTAAAAGGTAATCATATCTTCCAATGTAAAAACACTAATTCCAAATCTATTGGTATTAACATGTAAGTAATCCATCACCAACAGTAATTTATGATTTTGATATTCTTGAATTAAAGATTTTTCTCCTTTGCATGGTTGAAATAAATTATTAGGTAACAAAGTATAAATTTCATTATTATCATTCATTATTAATTCCTCCTAAAAATTAAAATATATAATTAACAAACAAAAAAGTAACAAATAAAGTTAAGTTATTGAAGGCAAAATGCTTTAGCTTTTTGGCGAAAATAGAGATTATTAGTCTTCTCTTATTCCTTAACTTAGTAACTCTTATTTCACCTACCCCGAGGGATGTAATAGACCCCACAAAACCACATTTTAGTAACTTTATAGGGATGTAATAGACCCCATAAAATTTTTGCTTATTTTACATAGCAATTTCATATGCGTGTTTTAAATCTCCATCAGTCATTTGAGCATATCTTAAGGTTGTTTCTGGCGATTCATGCCCAGCCAGACGTTGTATTTGTTCAAGTTTCATTCCATGTTTTAATTCGTGAGTAAAGCAGGCTCTACGAAGTCCATGCATAGTAATATAATCAATTTCACCAAGTCCAACCCTCTCCTTAATTTTGTTAAATATTAATTGTAACGCTCTCGATTTCACCCCCTTGTAGGGAAACTTTTCTGCTAATATCAATGAATCTTTATCTTCAAATTCTTTTCTTTCTTGAAGATATCGTTCCAATAACATCTTTGTTTTTGTATTAAAATACACTTTGCGTTCTTTATTGCCCTTGCCAATTATATAGACGCTTTTTTCATTCCAATTGATTGAAGATATTTTTGCATCAGCTACTTCAGATACACGACAGCCTGTACTAAATCCGAATTCAATAAGTAATTTATCTCTAGTTGTTTTACACCCTTGTCTTAACAACTCCAATTGCTCTTCACTCATTACTTTTTTAATGCGCTTTGGCTGCTTAACTATGTTTACCTTTAGCATGGGGTTTTTCATTAAATATTCTTCATTTACAAGCCATCCGAAAAATTTACTCAAGCAAAATATTTTGCTATTAATTGTGCTTTCTGTATTACCTGCATTTCGATATGCTGCTAACCACATTCTAATATCCATAGCAGTAATACTAGATAATGGTTTATGAAAAAAATCTGCGAATTTAGTTATTATTCCTTGATAATTCTTTATAGTTTTAGGACTTATGCCTTCTAATTTTCTACAAGCTAGATATATCCCCATCTTTTCCTCAATATCTGATACTATTAAATCAGTACATTTACTATGAATTTCATATCCATAAAGCGATTCATCTAACACTGACTTTAACTTTCTTTGCTTTTCCAAATCCTCAAATTCAGAAAAGGCTAATGTTATTTTTCCAATGATTCTAATTATCGCTTCATCATTTCTTGGTTGTTGATATGCTTCCTCCATCATACCTTCACCCCTAAGCCACTTTATTATCTTGGATTTGTTTTTGAATTTGCATCATCAAGCCAAATTTTAATTTTTTTGCAGGGATTGTTACGCACTTATTTGAATTAGGATGTTTTAAAATTATATGATCTGTAGCACCTTGTCTATATTTTTCATATCCGTTGCTTTGAGCTTCTTTAATCATGTCTTTGTAATCAAATATCTTTTTATATTTTCTATCCTTATGTTTTGATTTAAAATTCTTTAATAATTCTGTAACTTGTTCATCAGTTTCATTTGCGATTTTCTTTTTAGCAATTTCTTTCAATTCGATTAGTTGTTCAAAAGTTTTTACTATAGTTCCATCGTGACCTAGCATGTTCATTTGAAGACCAACAGCCATATGAATAAATTTTTGTGATAATGTATGAATTCTTTTATAAAATTTATCAAAATTAGTGTTTCTATCAATATAAGCTGTCATTCTATCTTCAACTTCATCATAAAAGCTTTGAATTTTAGTTCCTGACTTTTTAAAATGATTGTAAATATCTTTCATTAATTTTCCGTACTGTTTTCCTTGTTCTGCATTTATTTTTAACCATTCACCTATTTTAGTTGTTAATTCATCAGCAGTCATATTTTCAATATCAGCACTATCTATTTCACTTTTAAGAATGTAGGCGCCTTGATATAACTTATCTAATACTTCATATCTGTATAATTCATGATTTGCTATAATGTCTATAACCTTATCTGTATATTCCTTATCTAATTGATTGAATCTTTCAATCCAGTTAGTATCCTTTTTTAATTCTGCTATTAGTTGGTTTATTTTTTCTCTATTCATAATTCATCTCTCCTTTAATTAATATATATTTAATTTATGTTGAGTATAAGTTTGTCCTACTCATGAGTATTTATAATGTTATATCCCCATCTAATACTGGCATATATTCATTTTCATACTGCAACTTTGCCATTTCCATGTGATAATTAGGATTTTGTTCCCATTTACCAATACTGTAGGATTCCTCAAACACATCAAATCTTACAATTTTATTCTCATAAACTATTCCACTATTAATATCTAGCTTTTCAAATTGAATCGAAATCATTGTAGAGCTTCCTATTTCCTGAATTTGATTTAAATTAAAAACCTCATTTAAATCACATATCATATGTTCTTTAATATATAACTTAGTATCATCAAGATTTATATATTCTTCAAATTCGTCTGGCACTAATTTCATAAATGAATATAATAAATCATAATTCTTTTCAAATCTCTTCTTTAAATCCTCTTTTACTTGCTTTAATAAATCTTTCTTCATAATTCTAATTCCCTCTTTCTAATCATTTTAATTTCGTTAAACATGATAATTTAACGAAATTGCATTGACAAACATCTAATACATGGTATATAATTTTACTTGTAAAAGTTAAATTTTATCTACTTTGTATCGGAACTTCATACAGATAGCAAAGTAATTTGTAAAACTATATTTAATTTTCAAAGATCTAAATATAAATGTTATTACCTCGGAAATAGTAACATTTATTAAAATTTCGTATAAGAAATAAAGCTAAACTTGCAAAAATGTATAGTTATGGCTTGTTTTTGTTGTCCAATAATAATATATCACCTACATATTTCATTGTCAAGTAATTCCTCTACTGCTTTTTTATGACTATAATTCATATTTTTTATAAGCTTCTGCTAATTCATCAATCCAATAATTATCTTCTTCTGGATAATACTTATCTATAATGCTGTTTCTAATATTAGCCAAGAAAGAAATCAAATTATCTAGAACTTTTAATAACATATTCTCACCTCCTATTTTTAAGTAACAAAAAAATGTTACAAAAACTAAACAATAACAATATTTTACATACACATATTTTAACAATCACTTATAGTTTATTTTTGTATAGACTCCTAGCTATGACATAGATAGTATAATGCAATTTTAAACGCAATACACCTATAGCTATATAAAGTCATACTTATTAAATTTTATAAACATATAATGTTAATTATTAAACTAAAATTTTTATTCTATGTATGCAAATTGTTACTCTTTACTTCTTGTAACACTTACGATAAATCTAGTATATTACATAGTTTTTACAAAGTCAACAATTTTTTCTACATAAAATCAAATTTTTTCATAAAATACTGTTTAATTGTCATATTAGGTTGTTTCATACATCAATATCTACAGTCTCAAAGCCATGAATTTGTTACCATTCTTGAGTTCAAAAACTAGAGCATTCTCCCAATTACACCATCTGCAATTTAAAAACTCTTTTTCTAAACTGTCATAGTCTGTAGTATTAGTTACTTTAAAAAGTTGATCCCATGCTTCATCTTCTGAAAATGCGTAAAAGATTTTGCTATTGTCTTCTTCATTGAATGCTTCACCATTTTTATAATTTTCTAACCTGCAATATGCCATGTCATTTTCTAACTCAATTTCATTAACAACAAAACTAGTTAATTCTATCCACTTATCTTCTTTTCTTGTCTTTGCCTTTTCACTTAATTCTTTTAACATAATTCCCCTCCTAAATATTGCATTAAAGGAATAACTATGCTATACTCATCTTGTCAAGGGATGGTAGTAGCTTAAGTTACTGCCTTATTTTTTTTATTGAATAAGGTACTATTGGTTTTTTTAGTTTGTTTTACCTTATCCTCAATTATTATTGTATAGCGATTTTCGCTATGTGTCAACTCTATTTACGGAAAATAATATATTTTTATTGCAATTTTTAGTAATATGGTATATAATAACCTATGAGGTGGTATTTAATATGTTAAAAATGAAATTACATATAAGACTTGCAGAAAAGAGACTTACACAAAAAGAATTGGCACAGATTACTGGTATAAGATTAGCAACAATCAGTGGGTATTGTAATGATAATTTTAAAATGATATCTAAAGAACATCTTGAAATACTATGTAAATTTTTCAAATGTAAGATATCGGATTTGCTAGAATATGAGGAAGATTAAAATAGGAGCCCTAGAGTTGGAGCTTCTTATTTTTTTGCATAGAAAAAGGACTAGTTAAAATTGACTAATCCTTTAATTTAAGGAGCGTTTATTTAATTAATTCTTTAAATTTATTCATCATTTCCTTAAACTCTTTTTCCCCTTGATCTTCTATTATTTCATCAATTCTTTTATTAGAATAAAACTGATAATCATTTATAAACTTTTCAATTTTACTTTGTGCAACACTATCTTTTTCTTTATATAAAAACATTAGAGCTGCTACCATTGTTCCATATGGCATTGGTCTAATAAAATCCGAATTAACCATTCCTCCAATTCCACCTCTATCGCAATTAAATATATTGCATAGTTTATGTTCAATATCTATTGCATATTGTTGACTTTTAAATCCCATTTGAATATCCATATCTAATCCCCCTGTTTTTTCTTTATAAATTTCTTCTAACCAATTTCAATATTTTTTACACTATGTATTTGTACAGATATATTATTTTCATTTTTATCTTGGACTTTACATTCAAAAATGCTAATTCCTTCACTAATTTCAATATCTACTTTGCTATTAATATCTATCATTTCATATCTTGAATATGTTGTACTTATATTTAAATTAGCACGAATATAATAATCTATTGCAATTTCATCTTCCATTCCCTTATCCCTCAAAGGATTCTCTTTTAATATAGGTTGTATGTGTATTTTTATGCTACTAAATTCAGCAATCTCCATATCGTCTATTTTTATAGATCCTTGCCCATAATCAAAAGTTGCTTCTGACTTATTTCTTTTGCTGTTATATCCATTTAATATTTCATTAGTAAATTTATATCCCATAACTTTCACACCCTCTCACAAAATATATAATTATTAAATTCAACAATAAGTAATAAATTCCTGCTATTTACATGGAAATATTTAAATAATTCAGCGTCTTCAATTGACAATGACATGTAAAAGAATTATATTATTTTTAGGAAGAGAACCACATTTAAGTGATTCTCTAATTAGTTAGACTTGATATCTTATTTAAACATTTGTAATATTGCCAGTATTACTTGTAACAATGTTAAGATAAGTATTATCAGGTCTTTTCATTTTATGAGAGTATAATTTTGTACCTTTGTTAAAGACGGCGAAAAATTTCGCTCTTGTAAATTTGTAAACTAAAAAGACCACCTATTTATTAGGCAGTCTTAGTTATCTTTACTATTTATTTTTTAAACTTATTTTCCCTATGCCATTTAAGATATTTCTTTTGCTTTTCTAAAACATCTAACTTTATAGTTTCTGGTTTAATTATATCCAAATCATGTTTTGATAATTGACTAGATATCATAACATTTCCTTCATCAGTAAATGAAATTAATCCTTTATCAAATAGCCCATCGTGTCCATCACAAAACAAAAATCCATTATATAAATCAACAGCTTCATTATTTTCACTCTTGCTAAAATCTTTTATATGACTTGCTACCAATAGCCCTTTATTTTCAATACCACAAATTTGACACTTCCCGTAGTATTTGATTAGATCTTCCCTATATTCAGCTTGACCTATTCTTCTTTTATGTATAGAGTTTTTATATTTTTCTTTTATTTCCTTCTGATTTTTTAATTTTATTTGATTTCGTAAATAATTACTTTCATCATATGGCAATCCATATGACCACACAAGATAATCAATTAAAAATTTCAAATTTCCTTCATGATCCATTAATAAATAATTATTTTCTTCTATGCATAATTTACATGCAAGCGTATAATAGCACAAATCGTCTTCTAAAAGATTATTTTTGAGTATATATTTATATAAAATTTCATCATTTTTTCGTTGTGAAATAATTCTTCTATGTGTATATTCATTAACATAAGGAATGTATAACGCTGGCATACAATCCCACATGTTATCCACATATCTTAATGCTCTAGCATAATTTATACAAGAGTTTTTCCATTTTTCTCTACAATTACACTTATAATCCGCCATCGCATTTTTAACAAAATGTCGTCTTAACAAGTTATCCATATCGGTTGGATTTCCATAAGACCAATATAAGTAATCTCGCATACTATCAATATTTTCTTCCTCTTTATTTAGATAATATTCATCATCTTTCAGTACTAATTTACGAGCTATTTCTAAATAACACAAGTCTTCTCCTAATAGATTATTATCTATTAAATAATTATATAACACCTTATCATTTTTAGTATCTGAAATTATACCTCTAGCTCTATACTCCTCATAATATATATGGTATTGAGATGGATACATTTCTAGTTCATCATATTGTTCCAACCAACCTGTAACTTGTTTTTTACACTTCTCCGACCACATTTTCATACAATTACATTCAATTATCATAAAATCACCTACCAATAATTTATTATGCAGGTATTTTATGGAGGTTAAAAATAATTATACATATAAATATAATTATTTCATTTAATCTTATATATCTAATTTTAAAATGCTTACCGATTTGCAAAAAGTCTTAATATTTGTGATATAATCACCAAGATACATATAACTATAATCCCTTGTGTAGCCAAATATCCTAATTGTAGTCCTATCAATACATGTCACCTCTCTTTATAACTTGATTATTGACATATAAAACAAAATTTAATCTTAATAACACTTGACTTTTGAGCAAAAACTGATAATTTGCATTTACCTGTGGACACGTTTGAGCGAAACGCAATAAGCCCTAAGTTTTTAAACCTAGGACATTGTTTCTGCATATTACTGAATTGTATCCTCGCTTTAACACTCTACTTATAAATAAGCTTTTACCATATTACAAACTGTTGCCCTGTAATATGTATACTATTGGCCTAAATCCCGTTCTCTCGAACCAGTTCCCTATAAACACCCGTATAATTTAATTAAACGGTCATACGTACCCGTTTAAGGGGTACATTTACAAGTAGAGTAAATAAATATAACCCACCTCATTTATGCATCTGCGAGGATAACATACTAATATTGTTTATACTTGTAATAGTGCTTGTACAAGTTACACATTGTATTTTAGACAATATGATACCAAGCCTATTGACACTTCAAAATTTTTGAAATAAAATAGACTTAACGCATGGTCTATTAGTGCTTTTGAAGTGCTAATAAGATTAATAAAACTATATTTAATTGTAGTTTTGTTAGATAGATTACTCGCCAAAGTAACCTATCTATTTTTTTATATAATTTTTATTTTTTCTATTAAATTTTTAAGTTGTAAAATCTTCTTTTCAGTCTTAGGTATAAATTCTTTCATTCTTTCATCTTTAGATTGTTTATAGCTTTCTAGCTTTTCTTCTAATGTTTCTAATCTATAATCCAATGCAATCATTAACTGCGAATAATCTTCTAGATCAATATTGGTAATATCTAAAGTCGAATATCCACTTATCTTTTTACTTCGATTGATGTTTACTTGCAT